TTTAAAGATTAATAAATAAATAAAATAAATAAGTTAATAAACTTTAATAAATTAGTTGGTGGTTTATTGTGTCAATTCTTTTTTTAAATTATTTGTTAAATTGTTTAAATTGTTTCAATTTGGTAAATGGTTTTGAGTTGGTTTATTTGTTGGTGATTGTTGTTAAATGTTGGTGTTGATTCTTGGTGATTGGTAAAAAATAAATAAGTTAATAAAATATATTATAAAATATATAAAAATTATTTAGAAATTATTTATAAATAATTATTGTTTTTTGTTTGGTTTTGATTGGTGGAGTTTTATTTTTTTTTTTTTGCTTTGGTGGTGGAGGTTTTAGGGGGTGGGGGGGTAATTGATAGAATAGAAAGGGGGGGAGGGGGCAGGGGGAGTAATAAGCACCACACCCAACTCTACCCACTAAAATACAAATTCTTTAATAAAAAAAAATACATTTTCCACCAAAACAAGCCCAAAAACACACTCTTAGCCTCATTTAACTACCTTTCTTCCAAAACATAGGGGGGTATAGTCTATATGGCTTAAATTAGCTTAAATCTGTATTCAGAGAGTGTTTTTAAATTTTTGAGGTGCTGAAATTTGGTTTTTCTGGATGCCTGTAATTTTTGTGGCTTGCCTTGACACAAAAATTGATGTCTGGGATTTAAATGCAATTATCCATATATGGGGATTTTACCTAAACCTATAGTTACTGGGTCAATTATTGTCAAGTAATTTATTTTTGCAAGGGGTTTTTTTGTTTTTTTTTCTTATTGATTCTATTGGCTTTGTTCGGGGTTTGGTTTTCTTTGCCTAAGTCTCCGTTGATTCTAAAAAACTATTGACTTTCTCAACCCTCTATTTTATTGTGAAGACAATTAAGTTAGTAATTATTATAAATTTTTATGAAAACACTTGATAAGGAAAAACATTACACAAAAGGAAGAGATATTGAGCCGATTACTGGAATTGTTTATGACATCTCTTTAAGTAAAGAATATCAAAATAGAGTTTCTAGGCTTGCTGCTCAAAAATATCTATTCGATAGATTTAAAGAATTATATAAAGATGAGATAAAAGATGAGCATGAGATAGTTGGTAAGATTTATGAACTCAGTCAAGAGCTAGAAATGAGAATAATTGCTTATACTGAGCAAGGTTTTACTTTAGACCAAATTGCCTGTATGAAAGACATGCCCAATAAAAAGGATTTAAGAGAAATAATCATTAATAATGGTGTTTTTTATGATTCCTATATGCAAGCTTGTGCTAAAGGTTCAGTTTTCTTAGTTGATGACTTAGAGTCCATAGCTAAAGATTTCATTTCTGGTAATGCCGCTGAGCATATAGATGCTGTTGGTTTAAATTCCATTGTTAAATCAGTAGCGACAATTGCTCGGATGAAGAACCCTGAAAGATATGGTGAGAATGTTAAAAATATAACAAATCATAATACTCAGATTAACAATAATTATGGTGCTAATGAGATTAAAATGGTAGCATTCGCTTTTATAGAACAAGCGAATATAAAAGATTTAGAAGAGTTTATTGCCAAGTCTAGGGATAGAATTGATTATTTGGTTCAAGAAGAAATTAATAAACAATGACAATAAATATATATACTGACGGTTCTTGTTTTGGAAATTTAAAAGGTGGTTGGGCTTATGTTATTGTCGTTGGTGAAGATTATATTATTGAAGATTCTGGAAGATGTGTTAAAAATCCAACGAATAACCGAATGGAATTGATGGCTATATTAAAAGCATTAAAAAAAATTATTGACTTAAATTTAAATTCTTATAATAATAATATTTATACAGATTCAAGATATTCGATTAATGTTTTAAAGGGTAATAGTTCTTACACTATAAACAATGATTTAATATCAGAAATAAAACAATTACTAAAATATGTAAATGTTAATTTCCACTGGGTAAAAGCTCATATCGGCAATCCTTGGAATGAATTAGTTGATAGAATGTCAAGAAATAAAGCAAAATCTAAAATTTTATGAAAAATTATATCTTAGAAAATAAATTTAAAATATACTATAATTGTTTAGTAACTATATTTTTAATTACTTTTTGCTTTAGTTTTTTTTTATTTAGGCAAGAAAATAACTTTTGGGATATTTTTTTTTCTAGTCTATTTAATAATTTTGTCGGTTTTCATTTGCATTGTTTAATAGTTCTTTTTTGTTCTTGGGTTTCTTACAAAATCAGTTAAATACATATTATCATCTCTTTTTAATTCATAATGCCTTCTGAAAGCATAAATTTCGATTTTTTGCCTACATTGTTTGTCAAAAAAATTATTAATTAAGAAAATTTGAGGGTTAATTAACTCGGAAATCTTTGGAGGATATATACAATAAACCCAATCAGCATTTATACCAGGCTTAATCAAAAGATGATTTTTGTTTGCTTTTACTAGCAAATTATATTCTTTTTCAGATATTATCATTTTTTTATTGATTTAATTTTTTTTTATTATATTATGCAATAATCAAAAAACAATCTTTTTATATGGCATTTTTCAATTTTAATAGATTTTTCAATAGAGGGAATTCTCAACTTGTTGCTGGAATTGATTTTCTGGGGGACTTAGGGTTTAAAATTAACTATAATAGCTCTATGTTTTTGCATTACTATTATACTATTGCCCCACTTAATGATGCTATAAATAAAATAATCTCATTTGGTTCAACAATTAAGCCTTATGCTTTTATAGGAAATGAACCATTTTCTAGCAATCCAAATACCGCAACATCTGATGTAAAAGCTTTTTATAAATGGGTTCGCAATCCTAATCCACAGCAAACTGGAATACAATTAAGAAAAGAAGGATTGTTGTATTTTCTAGCAACTGGAAATAATTTTATAGAAATAACTTATAAAGATAAAAACAATATTTTGTCAATTAAAAACATAAATCCAAGTGAAATTAGTATTTATAAAACTAGAAATGAAATAGATTATTATGAATATAAAGAATTAGATGGCACAACTATAAAATATCAAAAAGTTTTAGATAGTCAAAATTATTTAAATCCAATTCGATATAAATATTCATCTAATAATTTAGTTGGTGATAAAGTATTTAGAGAATTATTGCATTATAGAGAAGAGGAGGCTAGAGCTTATGATGATATTGCTTTTTCTTCGGGTTGGGGTGTAAGTAAATTAGCCCCTTTAAGAGATGAGATGATTTTATATAAAGAGGGAAATATAAGCAATAGAGCTAGCCTTAAAAACTCTCTTTCTGCTAAAAAAATGTTTTCGATTGATTTTAAAGATATTCCATCAATGTTTAAAAAAGAAGACATTGATAATTGGAAAAAAGATTTAGAGAAAAATTTTTCTGGCTCCCAAAATAGTGGAAAAACATTATTCACTAACCTAAACATGAAGGCTATAGATTTACAAAACCCCTTTGTAGCAAGAGATTTAGAATTTAATGTGGGCTTAAGACGATTAAGAGTTGCTTTTTATAATTTGTTTAATATTCCTTTGCCTTTAGTAGAAGGAGAGTTTACATCGAACTCGAACATGAAAGAAGCTAATTTAAATTTATATGATGCCGCTATTTTACCAACTTTAGAGTCTTATTATGAATTTATTTATTTATTTTTTATAAAAGATTTTTATCCAAATTCTAAAATATCTGAAATAAAATATATTGATTCTGAGATACCAGCAATTACCATGAGAAATGCTGAGTTAGTAAACATTTTGTCAAATGCCAATGTCGCTACCAAAAATGAGTTAAGACAGAAAGTTGGATTAAACAGAATTGATGGTTTAGATGCTGTTTATGTAGATGGCAATCAAGCCCCAATAGGTGAAGACACTAATACCGATGATGCTATAGGTATTCCATTGTCTCAAACAAATAAATCGTTTAAAGCAATAAGTGATATTGATTTAAAGCCAACCGAAGAGATGGCAAAAGAGGCAGAGAAGGGTTTAAGATGGAGAGAGGAATTTGGAAGAGGCGGAACAGCCGTAGGAGTTGCTAGAGCTAATCAATTGAAGAATCGCGAGAATTTAACACCAAAAACAATTGGCAGAATGGTTTCATTTTTTGCAAGGCATGAAGTTGATAAACAGGCAGAGGGATTTAATCAAGGAGAAGAAGGCTTTCCAAGTGCTGGGCGAATAGCTTGGTGCTTAACACACGATACTCAAGTATTATTAGCTGACGGAAGCTTAAAAACAATAGGAGAAATAGTTGACAAAAAATTAGATATTGAAGTTATAGCTTTGCATAAAGACGGATTGCTTAAGCCAGCTAAAATTATAAATTGGTTAAAATTAGAAAGCAAAAAAGAGGATTTTCTAGTATTAAGAAGGGGTCTAGCAAAATCAAATGAAAGAGGGATTGTTGATAAACCAAAATTATTTGCAACAAAAGACCACCCTATTTATTGTGGCAAAGATTTAGGCTACATTAAAATGCAAGATTTGACTAATGAAAATCAGGTTTATGTCGTTGAAGAATATGTAGATGAAGTTGGAGAACAGATAATCGCAGGACACTTAATGGGAGATGGAAGTTTAACTAAGAATTCTCAATTAACCATAAGTAGATGCGAAAAACACAAAGATTATTTAGATGATACAAAAAGATTATTAGAACACCTTAAATTTAGCGAAACAAGGGAGATTATTACTAAAAAAGGTTTTGGAATTGGTAAAAAACAATATACCTCAAGATCAAAAGTAAATCATTACATGAAAGCAAATGCCATGTTTAAAATTGTAAATAAAAAAAGAGTTTTAATTAATGATTTAAATAAACTTGGCTCAATAGGTTTAGCAAGATGGATAATGGATGATGGCTCATTGCATCAAAAAAACAATGATAGACCATCTTATAGAATACATATAGAAGGCTTTGACAAAGATAGTGCCGATAAAATACATGAATTTTTTGTTAATAAATATGGCGATAATGTTAAATTGCATAAAAGAGAAAATACTGATGGATATGTTTTATATTGTGGTGTTGATGCTACGGATAAAATAGCTAATGAAATAGCTCCTTATGTTTGTGATATTATGAAATATAAATTGCCAGAACACCTAAGAAAGACAGAATATATTTTAAAAAATTATGAGCCTAAAAAAACTTATGTATCAAGCCCACAATCAATAAATTATATTCGCAATGTTAAAAAAAGCGATGGCAATTTACAAAATTTTAAATACAGATATGATTTAACAATTGAAGATGCCAATTCTTTTGTTGCCAATGGAATAATAGTTCATAATTGCCTTTGGGGTGGTGATGCAGGAAAGTCTTGGGCTAATCGCAAATGGGCAGAAATAAAAAAAGAAAGAGATAAATAAAATTTCTCTTGCAATTTAAAAAATATATTCTAAATTATTAATCACTATTAATAATTTTTTACTAATTTTTTATTCATAGTGCATATTTATATTATTAATCTCTAAATAATATATCTTGATTTTGAAACTTGTTTCATAAATAATTAAAATGAGGGATTAATTATTTAATTATTTATTTAAATTTTAAATCAAGAATCAACCCAACTAAGGGAGATTACTTAGTTGGGTTTTTTAATGTTTGTTTTTTTTATTATAATTTAATACTTCTTCTATTGCAATTCCAATAAAAAATACTATTAAAATTGCAATAAATAACAATATCGGAAATAATATTGGAGATAAAACATAAAACCAACTCCAATTAATATAGTTGGTAAGTTTTAAACCGATGAATAATATCGTGAGTAGTGCTAATGGTGGAAAATTTATAGATATTTTCATATTAATTTAATTAAATTTTTATAATAAATTGCCCAAGGCAAAGCCAGTTAATAAACTAAAAAATCCATCACCACTACTAATCTTTGAAGAATTGTAGATATGACAAATATCCTCTCGATCCCTGATATACCCATTTAATTTGATTTTTTCTTCTTTAGATAAATTGGCTTTAGATTCTAATTTAAGAATTTTATCGGTTAAATCTATAATTGGTTGCGGAGGCAAAAAGCTCATATTTATTTAATTAAGTTTATTATTAAAATCCTTTAATATCTTGAATAGGAGGTATTGCCGGCGGAGGTGGAGGTGTCATTTTATTTTCATCCCTTATTTTTAATTCATTTGTCAAGGTTATATTATTTGCAACTTGTGTGGCTAATTCCTGCTTTGCCAATTCGAGTTCAGATTTTAACTTATCAATTTGCTCTAAAAATGCAATATAGAATGTTTTATGTTTTTCTATGTCGGTAGAATAATTTGTTTGATAAAAGAATTTTGTTTCTCCATTGTGTTGTAGAGAATCAATATATTTATTAAACAAATCTTCTCTACTCCAAATTTCATGCCACATTTTACTAATATCATTATTAAGCTTTTTTATGAATTCATTTTTATCTAAATACTTTTGAATTAGCAATCTTGCAATTTTATATTCTTCATCTGGAAAAAAATCTCCTAATTGTGTTTCTATAAGATTATCATATTTTTTACTCTCTTTTAATAATTTTTCTGCAAATTCATTATACCAATCAATTTTTTGTTTTACTTGTTTTTCAAGTTCTTTATCAAAATTTTTTTCTAATTCATGAATTTTTGTAAACTGATCACAATTGTTTTTTTTAGTATCCTCTAACTCTTTTTTGGCATCCTCTAACTCTTTTTTAGTTTCAGCTAAAATTTTATTGTGTTTTTTTAATGAAATGAACATATATTTTTATTATTATTTGTTAATGGAATTGGTGCGGGTAATTTAATATTAGAATCAATAGTTTGAGACGGATTAACAAACCCATAACTACCATAACCAAGAGATGACCTACATATTGCTACATATATGTGTATAAATAACCACAAAATAAGGCATAAAGAAATAGTAAATAAATAAAATATTTTTTGGCTATATTCATACTTTAAAATGAAATATGTAAACAAGAAAATTATTTGTTTCATGATTATAAAGATTTAGTATTAGTTAGGGTTAGTGATGGATTAATTGTTTTATATGTATTTAAATTGCAAGAAACAAAATTATTACTTTCTTTGGAAAATATTAAAAAATAATATCTTCCAAACCACCTATTATCAGCAACGACATGTATTTTTTGTAGATAAAAATTATTGTCTTGCATAAGTTTAATCCTTCTTGGTGTAAAGTGCGAATTTAAAGCCTGATTATTAACTAACCAAGCAATGCCAAAACTAGATAATTCTAAAGCTTTTTCTGTAAATTTCCAAGAAATATGATAAGGTGGATTTCCAATAATCCAATCTGCTTTTTGATTAGCCAATAAAAAATCATTTCCATCTTCGATTTCATATTCATATTTTTTTACAAAACTAGGCAAGTTATTGTAAAAAACTTTATTTTTGCCAGAACCAGCATCAATTACTACCTGATTTTCTTTTAATGGCAATAAATTGATTAAGTCCTTAGCCATTTGTTCATTAGTATAGTGAAAAGTTATATCTTTAACCATTTTTCGTATATTTCTTTTGATATTTTAGCTATCATTAAAGGTGGCACACTCATTCCTATAACATAATTATATCTTTCATTAACAAAATTATAGTCTTGAGGAAAGCTACCGATACAACAACTTTCTGATTTATTAGGTTTTCTATATTCATCAAATAGATAAAAAACATCATCGTTGCTCGTATAGGTATTTGCAACTTTGTCTTTATGTAAATAATAATTATTAAAACATCTATTTTTATTTTCAGTTCTTATAATTGTATCTGCAAAATTTTTATCTTCTGGTTTTCTTTTTTGCCAATATTCGAACATTTTGCCAGTTGAGAACTTTCTATCATTAATTCCTTTTTGATAAAATTCTCCAAAGGTTATTGGCTTTTCATTAAATTTAAGGTCTAAATAAAAATGACTATATGGCAAATCTTTTCTATAAGCAATAAAAAAAACTCTTTCTCTTTTTTGTGGGACTCCCATATCTGAGGCATTTAATAAATAATGATCGCAATTATATCCAGCATTATTAAATTCTTGATAAATTCTTTTAACATATTTTTTTGCATCTCCTTGCAACAATCCCTTAACATTTTCAGCTATAACAATTTTTGGCTGTAATTTTTTGGCTAAATCAATAAAATCAAAAAATAAAGTATCTAAAACTTGTGATACCTGTCCTTCTCTAAATTTTTTTTCTTTACCCCAGTTTTCTTCTCTTTGACCAGCCATAGAATATGCTGAGCATGGTGGACTACCATCCAAAATATCTAAATCATACAATTCCTTAGGTAAGTCGTCTCTAACTTTTAGGGTGCAAATAGATTCTAAAAAACTATATTTGGGATTATTATTAGCTATATAAACTTCCATCATTCTTTTATCTATTTCATTACAACCGATGACATCAAAGCCAGCAAGTTTGTATCCAAGCGAGCTTCCGCCTCCGCCAGAAAAACAAGTAAAAACTTTACCTTTGTCTTTTGTGAAAATTGTATCTTTTAAGTTCCAGTTATAATTCATTTTTTTGTTTTATAAATTCATTAACTTTTTTCTGTAATTCTTGTGCTTTTTTATGGTGATCTTTTAATAATTCTAACAATCTTAATATTACCTTATATTTTTTTGGTATTCCATGAGTATACCAATTTTGTTTGCAATTTTTCATTGCGAGATAATCAAATATAGTTTCAGTTTTGTCGTTCTTGATTTCTTTTAAATCTAACAAAACAGATGATGCTGATTTTATTTTTTGCAAAAAAAAATACACTTCTGTTTCTCTTTTATTATCTTTTTTATCCATATATTAGACTCTTAGGGTTATGTATATTGACAAATTATCAAAAATAAATATTGTTGTCAAGATTAATTATTAATCCAATAAATTTTTATGGAAGAAAAAGTAATAAAGCAATTCTCAGCTAGAATAGAAAAGTCTTTAAATCAAGACGGGCAGTTTGAAGATGATAAGTTTTTTTATGTTAAATCATATATTTCAACTTATGATATTGACTTAGGAAAAGATATTGTTTCGAAGGGTGCTTTTACAAATTCAATTGCTGAGAGAACTAAAAATGGAAAAGTTATACCAGCACTATGGCAACATGATATGTTTAGTCCTGTCGGTCATGCCATAAATATAACTGAAGATGAAAAAGGCATAATGGTAGAAAGTAGATTGCCTAAAGCTCATTGGAGAGTAAAAGAGGAAATAATTCCATTAATGGAAAATGGCACTTTGCAAGAAATGTCAATTGGTTTTTCTGTAAAAAGACAAGAGTATGATAAGGAAACCAATATTAGAATAATTAAAGAAGGTAATTTATTTGAATATTCATTTGTTACTTTAGCCATGAATCCAGAAGCAACTATCGAAAGTTTTAAATCTTTAGAAAATCTAAAAGATGAAAGGGATATTGAAAAACTTTTAAAACAAAAAGGTTGCTCAAACACTGAATCAAAAACAATGATTAGTGTGATGAAAAAAATTCTAAAATCTTCTAACTTGCGAGATGAAGTTAAGGAAGAATCGGATACTCAACGAGATGTTGAGGAAAAAACACAAGAAACTATTGATCAAGAAGCAATTCTTAAGGCAATAGATGATATTTCAATTTTAAACAAATTAAATCAATTATGTCAAACGAAATCATAAAAAAAATTGAAGATTTTGGACTTCAGGTAAAAGAGCAAGCTCTTGCCGAAGCTGAAAAAAAATCTTCAGAGGTAAAAACTGAGCTAAAAACTCAAATTAACGAAATAGAAGCCACTTTAAAAAAACAGATAGCCGATATTGAGGAAAATTCAAAAAAATCAATTTCCAAAATTGAAGATGCTATTAATAATGGGTTTTCTAAGGCTTCAAATGAAAAAAAATCAATTTTTAGTGAATCAGAAATAAAAACACTAGTCACTTCTTTAATTACACCAACAAATTTAAAAAGTCCAACATTTACTGCTGATGAGCAAAATAATAAATTTTTTAAAAATGGTCAATATAAAGCATTTATAAATACATCTGATAATTCACATGCTGGTGCATTTTTTAATGGAGAAACTCAATTAGGTAATATTATTGAAAAATTAGCTACTATTAACCCAGTAATTGATTTAGTAAAAAATATTACTGTTAGCCAAGTTCAAGGTCAATTAGCCCACACTTTAATAGACAGATCAGCCCCTAACTCAGTTAGAGGTAAAATGTCGGTTGAAGGTTCTGGCGGATCTGAAATGAAAAAACTTAAAGCAAAAAAAGTAAGTTTTTATTTATCAAAATATACTGCTTACAATGTTATTACTTCAGATTTTTACAATGCTTTACAAGCAGGTCAATACAATACAGATGTTCTCCTAGAAGAATTTGCCGCTATCGAAGAAAACGATAAAAAAATTAAAGCCGCTTCAATCTTTAATGGTGAGTTATCTAATGGAACTGATGGTATCAAAGGAATTATTCCTTCTGCTCAAGATGCTAACAATAATATTAGAAAATATTTAAGTGCTGCTCAAGGTGTATTTACTTTTGATGATTTTGATAAATTTATCAAAGGCTTTAAAACACCTTATACCTTAAATCCTAGCTTTTCAGTCTTGATAGATAAAGGTATCCTTGCCGCTATGTTTAGAACAGAAGGTTCTGACGGACACCAAAAAACAGAAAGATTTGAGTATGTAAATGGTTTAATCAGAATCAAAACTGCACAAGGTTTAATTCGTGTTATTCCAGTAGATACCAATGAAGTAGCTGATAATGTGGATCAAAATGATGGATTTGGAAACTATTCTAAGTTCAATGATGACTTCACTGCAAATGCTTCCAAAATAACAACTGGTTTCGTAGGAACAGCTGCTAGTGATGCTGGTAAACTTGCTTGCGTTGCGGGCTTGTTTAATGATGGTTACACTTTAGTTAATAGTTCTTTTGTTAAAGTCGGTGTTGACAACAACTTTAAAGATGAACTTATTGACGGGGAATTTGTTATGGGTAAAGTTTCTTATGCTGCTGGTAATATTAGCAAACAAGAAGCTTTAGGTGTAGCAGTTCTTAAAAATTAATTTAATTTATAGGTAAATAATATGAATCCTTTTGATAAATACTCAGCGGATGTTCTTTTAACTTTAAAAGAAAATACCGCTCTTACTACTGATACTAGCACAACCCCTTCATTAGCGGTAGCTTTAAAAAATACTAATTTTGGTTCATTGGGAGCTAATATAAAAGTATTCTTGGAAGCTGTTAGTCGTTCGGCTGGTTCAGTTGAAATTCTCAATATTCAATTTGACTCAGTGGACACTTTTGATAGTGTTAATTTAGTAACTTATAATGCTAGTAATTATAAAACTAAAATTTATGCTAACGATAGAACTATTGATACTGAGCCTTTTATTCAAACTAAATTAAGTGCCGCTGGTAAATCAGCTATTGCCTTTTCTAGTTTGCATGTAGCTTCTCAAGAGTTTTGTCGTGTTAATATAAAAACTACTGGCTTTACCGGAACTTATAGAGTTTCCGCTGTAGCTGGATGCTTAACTGACCCTATTAAACAAGTTTAATAATTATTAGTTTTTTCACCACAAAAACTATCTAACTTAAATTTATTTTATGAAAATTAATTCTTTAGATACTGAAAATATTTCTAATGCAACAATTTATAAGTTATCTCAAGCCTATATTTTTCCAAATAATGATCCTATTTTGCAAAAAGGCTTTTATACCGAAAACTTTTTAAAATCAATCTTAAAAGAATCTTTTGAATTTGCTATAAAATGCACTAATTTTAAAGATTTTATCACAGAAGTTAGCCTAAGTGAAGCTAGGAAAACTAGACAAATCGAAACTCCTGAGGACGAAATTAAAATCGAAACTCCTGAGGATAATTTAGTAATCGAAACTCCTGAGGATAAACTTGTTGTTGAAAAAAATGAAATAAAATCCAAAAATAAAAAGAATAAATAATGTATTTTTATTTTTCCCAACCAATTAAATATAGGCTAGTGACTAATTTATCCCAATTACCACTAGCTATTTCTTTAAATGATGTTAAGGCTCATTTACGAATAGATTTTACTCAAGAAGATAGTTATTTAACAAATCTTATTAAAACAGCCATTGAGAGATTTGAAAACATTACCACGATTGATTTAATAACAAAAACTTATAAAACATATTTAGATACTTTTCCTTGCATTCATACTCCAATAAAAATCAAGAGAAGTAAACTGCAATCAATAATATCTATACAATATTATTCAAATAATGTCTTAACAACGTTTGATTCATCAAATTATTATTTTGATGATAGTAATCAATATTCTCATATTTTTTTAAAAGAAGATAAAGAATACCCAACAACAATTGATAATATGGCTGATGCAGTTATTATCAATTTTACATCAGGATTTGGCTCAACTGATGCAAGTGTGCCTTTTACTTATAAACAAGCATTACTAGAATATATAGCATTTCTTTACAAAAACAGAGGTGATTCTTGTTGCAATAATATGGGTATTGCCATGAGTTTTTTTAATGCAAATCAAATAGAACCTTTTGTATGATATGGACAATAATTCTTGCAAATTTATCACCAAACCAAAAAGAAATATCCAAATAGGTGATTTAAATATACCAATCCAAATAATTACACGAATAAAAAAAGCTAACAACACAAACACTCAAGATGTTTTAATTGACCAAGAAAATCTAATAGCTAATACTTGGGCTTTGCAAATTAGTGTTAATGGAGAAGATGTTTTTAATGGCACTAATATTCTTGGTAAAGTTACTGATCATTTTTACATAAGAAGGGACTCTTCGAAAATTATTAAATTAGAAAATATGGTTATTTGCAAAGGCGAGGCTTATAAAATATTAGAAGTTATGCCAAATTTACATGGTGAAAATATTTTTGCAATGCTAAAATGCTCTCATAATGGCTCTGTCAATGTTAATTTAAATATTATATGAACATAGAAATTAACTTAAGCCAAAAAAATAGTCAAAAAATTACAGACAAAATACAAAAAGCCATAGAAAGTGGCATTAAAACTGGATTAAGACATTCTGGTAATTACATGGTAAAAGAAGTTAGAAGACAAATGGAGCTTCCTAAGACTGGAAATACCTATATTTTTTATAAAACAAGAGGAAGAAAAAAAATTCAAAGAGAAAGAACTCAGTCATCTAAATATTCGACAATCTCGACTTCAAGTAAGATATTAAGATACCCAGCTCCTAAAGGATTAAAAATCGCTGCAGGAAGTAGTTATACCCATAAGGCATCAAATTCAAGCGGAGAAGAAAGTTCAGCAGTTTTAACTGGTAGATTAAGTAAAAGTGTTTATACTAAGAGTCATGGGGCTAATAAACAGATTATTGGGGCAACTGCCAAACATGCCTCTTTGCAAGAGTTTGGAACTGATAAAATCGCTCCAAGAAACAATATTAGAAGACCATTGGCACAAAATAGAACATTGATTGCAACGAAAATTCGTAATGCAATTACTAATAATTTAAAAAATATATAGCATGAAAACAGAAAAGATTGTTCACCATTTAAAAGCTGTATTGCCCAAATATACTGATGACTTTTCTGATAGTATTAACATAACTAATGTGACCACAAATGGAAACAATATCACATACACACTAAGTGCAAATCATCACATACAAAATAATGATACTTTTTTAGTTTGTGATATTAAAAATTATTATAACATAATTTCTTTAAAAAAATACAACAATATTGCAATTGCACTGACTGACTCTGCTCATAATATAATAAAAACCCAAAGTAAGGTTGAGATTGCTGGTGCAAGTGATGTAAAGCATAATGGAATTAAAGATTTATATAGTTTATCAAGTTTGACTTTTAAAGTATCCTCATTTATTGTTAATAATAATGATACCATTACAATAACAACAACTGAAAATAATCCATTTATAGTAAATCAAAATTATAAAATAAATGTTAATAATAATTTTGTTTCTGTTAAGTCTATAGTTAATTCAACAACATTTACAATCGATAATTTTTTTGGAATTGCCTCAGATACAAAATTAACTGAGGTTATATTGCCAGCTTCAAATCATTTGTTTTTTTATATAATAGACCAAACCGCAAATGAAAACCCTACAGGTTCTATAAAATTGCTAGAAAAAAGAAACTATGGTTATAATGGATATAAATTAGTCGCATCACATACTCATAATACAATTACTTGTGTTGCTAGCAATTTATATGGTCAGCCGTATATAGCAAATAATTTAGCTGGTGTATTAAAAAAAAATATTAGAATAATCGGGGTATCTGACTATGAAAGAGCTAAAGAAATATTTTTAGGTGGTATCGATGCTACAAATCAAGCAAAATCTTGGTTATTTGTTTATACATTGGCAAGAATGGCGGGAAAAGATCCAAATGGTAAAACCGATATAAATGTTGAAAATTTTTTAGGAACAAATCTTAGTGTAAAATTAATCCAAGGATTAGAATTGTGTGCCATGATAAATTTAGGCGAATCAGCAAGCTCAATTGGTTTAGCTTATGAAAAAGATAAGGTATCTGATTATTTGGTTGCAATATGCAAATCTATAGCTGGATATATACCTGATTCCCCGTTCGGAAATGTTGGCTATCACAAGCTTACACCAATTGTTGATCAAATTAAAGAATCTGAAAAATCTTTTTACTCTCATGTGTTTTTATTTGAAACCGCTATTGACTTTACTAACGATTTAGAAATCGCTGAATATGACACAACAGCATTAACAAATATAGCTTTTGATTTAAAAGATGCAAATAATAGTAACACGATGTTTAATTTAAATCTAAGCTTTTAAACGCACATTGTAAAATATTCAAATATTGTATTTTGGTCTTTATACCAATTTGCGAATTGACCAAGACAATCCACCATATCATCATGCCTACCTTTAGGAAATTGCATTAATTCATTTTCAAAATCAGGATACCAAGTTGCATCTCTTGGAAAATAGTAGCTTTTATCGGCAAAGTTACCAGTTGCGGTATCGAATCGAATTTCTTTGTTTATGCCTTTATGTTTAATTGGTATTATTCTTACATCATAAAGCCTACTTTCTTTTATAAATTCTTGTAGTAAACTTGAACCTGTATTTGCATCCTCAATTATTAAATCTGTGGCTTTATGCCCATTGAGACAAAACTTTATTAACTCTTCGCGAGTTTCTGGGTAAACTTTTCGCTCACAATAACAATCAATTAAAAATTTAGAATTGTTTACTATACCAAATTTTAAAAAAGCACTAGGGTCATTAATCTCATTGGGTTTTTGAGCTGAGTCAACTGAGACCACAACTCTTTCAAATTTCATGTAGGGAACTTTAGATATTTCAAATGGCTGAAACCAGTCCATATTAACTCTATCTTGTGTTTTAGCTAACGGATTTTGCATATATTGAGCAAAAAATACTTCTTTACCATTTGCTATGCCAGTTTCAGGATCAACCACAGAGTTTCTTTTAATTTCAATCTCTTCCCATGTTAAATAAGGAGACAATAGTTCGTTTTTTTCAAAAAAGAATTTTTTATTACCAATTTCTATAGTTGTTTCATTTTCAAAATATGCTGGCAAGGAAATAACTTTATATTGACCCGGTCTAGTTCTGCTTAAGTAACCAGTTAAGTCAAATATGCTTAATCTTTGCTCTATAATCAATACTTTTCCAGTTAGTTTATCAACCCTTTCATAAAATGCTTCATCCCAGTTTTTAAGGGCTTTTGTCCTTTCAGCCTCTGACCTTATCATAATAGATGACATGTAATCATCTGGTATTAAAAAATCGCATCTTTCTCCTGTTATATTTCCTAAGGTAGAAAAACCCTGTCTTTCTCCTCCAACTGATGTTTTTATATGGTTTTCTGTATCTTTGTTAATAATTATATCGGGAAAAATTTTATTATATTTTTGAGATTTCATAATAAGCTTTGTCCAGCCAACATTTCTAGTTACAAGCTTGTCAGTGTTCGATATACCAAAAATTCTTTCGCTTGCATTTCTTCCTATATGCCAAGCTGGTAAAGCGGCTGATAAAATCGTAGATTTCATTAATCCAGGTGGAATATTAACAATAACTCTATGCCATCCTTTTGTTCCTTTAGAAACTATTTCAGCTACCGCACAAAGAATTTCTGTTGATTTGGATGTTTTGATTTGTTTTGAGGGAAATATCGCAGGAAAGGCAACATTACAAAAGAAGTCATAAAAACTTTCTTTATAAATGTTATTAGATTGTTGACTTACTATTTTATCAACTAATCGAGGATTTATATCCATATATTAGACTCTTAATGTTATCTGTGTTGACTTAATTTTATTTTTAGTGTATTTTGTTAGTTATTAAAATCAATCTTTTTTTAAAACAACATGAAAGCGATATTAAAATTTTTAATAAATTTTTATCATCCAAGTGGAAAACAATATCTAGTTGGTGATGAAATTGAAATTGATGTTGATTCCGAAAATACTCCTCTTGATGGTTTTTGGTATGAACAAATAAAACATAACAATGGTCATTTTTCTTTAACAAAAAAGGAAAATAAAACAAAAAAACAAAATTAATAAAATATGTCAGAAACCTATCCTAATGTAAATATACAACTTATTCCAGGACAAGCATTATTTGGTCTTGATTTAAGGCAACAATTAATTTTGGCACAAGGAACTTCTAGTGGTAGCTTTACCTCTGGAAATCTTATAACAAATGTTCCAACCTCAATTGATGAGCTAAAAGCATTATGCGGAGCTGGTTCTCAAGCATACCTCGCTATAAAAGCTTTTAGAGAAGTAAACAAGCTATCGCCACTTAGTGCAATAATTGTTTCTGATAATGCCTCTGGTGTAGCAGCAACTGGTTCAATTGCCTTAACAACTTCTGGTATTAAAAATGGAAAAGCTGTTTTTATTATTGGCTCAGGATATTTAAATAGATATGAAATCGATGTTTTGTCAACAGCAACAGCTACTTCAATAGGAGATACTTTAGCGGCATTAGTTAATGCTGATGAAAACTCTCCAGTGACCGCATCAAATACAACTGGCACAATTACATTTACTGCTAAAAATAAAGGCACTGAAGCTAATCAGTTTTCTATTTATGCCGAATCTTTGCCAAGTGGTGTCAATGCTACAATTACTGCATTTTCTGGCGGTGCAACTGACCCGGTAATTACAAATGTTTTAAATAAAATTAAAGAAGCGAGATATGATATTGCTACTCAAAAATGTTTTTTAACAGAAGTAAAAAATAATTTAGAAGCAAAATTTAACACAATAAATCAAACTTTAGAATCTTATGCGGTTATTACTCAAGTTAATAGCTATGCCGATGCACAAACCGCATTAACTAATTTAGCCTCTAAGGTAATAAACAATGTGTTTATAAAAGTTGCTAACGAAACTAACATAAAAGGTTCTTCAATATTGGAATTGCCTATAGTTCTTTCTGCTAGATTACTTGCAACTGATTCATTAAGATTAATAGCAGAATCTCCAATTGCTAGTTTTATGCAAGGAACAAATGTATCTGGTGGTCTAAATAAAGTAGCAGTGCCATTTCATAGTGTTAAGTTGCTTAATGTGTCTAAAATACCAGTTGGTCTAAACTGGTCATCTGAAGAAAAAACTGGCATAGAAAATTTAGGTGGTTCTGTTTTAGCTATGGATGATTCAAATTTAAATTTAATCACCAGAGTTAGATTTATGACTTGTTATAAAAAAGCAAACATAACCAATGATGGTCAAACATTTATAAATTTAAATAAATTTTTAAATTCAGCTATGGTTAAAGAGTATCTTTACAAGCAATGGAAAAAAACATATGCACAGGCAGTCTTAATTAATGGAACACCTCCAACAACAGTTAATGATGTAATTTATGTAAACAAAAAATCAGCTAAACTATTTATAACTTCTTTATTTAAAGAAATGTCAAATCTTGGTATAGTTGATTTTGATGATGGAGCATTACTTACCGAGTTTGAATCTAATTTAATCATAAATATAAATACTGCAACAAACACAATGACTGGTGCAGCTTCTTATAAAAATATGGGTCAATTAGAAAATATTCAATTTAATTTAACGGCAAATTCATAAAAATTTATGTCAACATTACCTTATATACCAAAAGTTCAACTTGACGGAGTTGATTTATTTATAGATTTAAACACTTTAAGTGTTACTACTGGAACTATTACTTACGATCAGATTCCTCAAGTCAATGGTTCTCAAATAAAAGTAACCAATATTCCAAACTTTGCAAATACATTTGGGGCGGTATCTTTTACTATTAGAATGAATGCAAATACTGGTTTAGCTAATCCATTATTATTTTTTAAATCTTTAAAAAATAGACACGATATTAAAATTAATATTTTTTCTGAACAAGCCGATGGTGTTGGTAGCTTAACTTATTCAAACATGACTTTAGTTAATGATATTTCTAATTTAACTTTGGGTGCAGATTCAAGTGTTTCGTTTCAATTTAGTGGAGAACCAGCCCTTATTCAATCTTAAATAAAATTATAATATGTCAAATTATTTCACAACTGGAATTGTAATAGATTCAATAAATTTACTTTCTAATGAAAACAAAGACGAAAACGGAAAAAGTGAAGTTAAACAAAAAATTGAATTTGAATGGAGCTATATAATTCCTGGAACTCAAGAAGTTCAAAAAACTAAGTCAATCACATTAAGACCAGTTCCAACAGCTCATGGAAAAGAACTAGAAGATAAATTAGCTGAAAACATTGACAAAACTGATATTAATGCAGTATTGGTTTATTTAATTAAAATGAAATTAATCACTCCCACTAGTAACAAAGAAGGAGTTTTAAATTTAGAATTTGTTCCTTATCAAATATCAAAACTTTTATTTTATAAATATGTAACAAGTTTTTTGTTGGCTTACAACTTAGAATTGGCAGAAAGGAACTAATTTTAAGTTGTTATAAAAATAATAACAAAAAATTTGTATTTAATGAAAATGAAATAATTCTTGCTATATATCATTTCTTAAAAGAAAACCCAATGTTTGATTATGAACGGGTTAGAAATTGGAGTTTGCAAGAATTTCTTAATTGGATTGAAGTATCTAATCAATATAAGATTAATATAGAAAAAAATGAGTGATATTAAATTTACAATTACAGCATTAGATTCAGCCTC